CGATGCCGGGACATTAAAAAGAATAGATTTTAGTCTTATTCACGGTAATTTTTTTGCTGCAACAGGTTTTTCTTCTTACATAACATCAACACAAACTGTTACTTCAGGAACTGAAAGTACACTTACTTTTGATGCGGAAAGATTTGATCTTGGGTCTGCATTTAATACAACTGCTTATACTTACACTCCTCCAAGTACAGGATATTATCTTTTTAATATTGGTGTTTCTTATAGAGGTGGTGCAGATGATAATTTAGAAAGATGTAATTTAACATTAAAAAAAGGTGATGGGTCTGGAAATTTTGTTACTTATATGGATTGGGAAAAAGATTTTTCTGCAAATTATGTTTTAAATGCTGGTACTGCTATAAGTCACATTGTTAATGTAGATGCATTAGTGCCTTATAAAATTAATGTTAACGTAACAGATCAATCTGGAAATCCACAAGTTTTAGGAACTATAACAAATTCTTATTTTGAAGGTTATAAAATAGCATGAATAATATAAATAATAAAATAATAGCATACTTAGGTAGAATACCAGATTTTGAAACTGAAGTTAAATTGATGGATGATTTTGTAGGCGGTGTTTCAAAACCATACATTTCTGAATGGAACGCAAAAGATAAAGCAAAACCAACTGATTCACAGCTAAATGCTCTTGCAAGTGAAGCTACAAAATTAAAAAATAATAATCTAATTAGAATAACTCGTAAAATTGCTTATGGTGATATAGGTGATCAGCTCGATGAGATATACAAGGACATTGACGCTTGGAAGGCTCGTATTAAAAAAATTAAAGATGACAACCCAAAGGAATAAAACATGGCACTAAGTAAAATAGATGTAGCAAATATGGTGACTGGTGCAGTTCCTGTAGCTAATGGTGGAACAGCTTTAACAAGTGGATTTAAAAATGGTGTTACTGCGGCTTCACAATGGAGATTAACTTCTACTTTTCAAGGTGATGCCTCACCCATAGCTTCAAATCTTGAAGAAGCTGATACAGATGGATATGGAACGATAGGGAGTTCAATGACAGAAAGTAGTGGTATATTTACTTTCCCAAGCACAGGTTACTGGTTTATTGATTTTCGTGCTGAATTTTACTATAATGGTGATTCACGATACTCGCAAATATATATTCAAACAACTACAGATAATAGTTCTTATGATACCGCTGCACTGTCTACTGACAGCATAACACAAGCTGAAAGTGACGAAACAAGTGCACATGCATTGGCAAGTTTTTTATTTGATGTTACGAATACCTCTACCCATAAAGTTAGATTTTCTCTTCTTCAGTCTGATAATAGTGGAATTGTTAATGCAAACTCCACCCAAAATACAACATCAATGAATTTCATAAGACTAGGAGATACATAAAATGGCTAGACCTAATCACATAGAAGATGCTTTAGTAAAGATGCATCCTAGACAATGGTTCACTTGGACAGATAGTAAAAATAAAATTTACGCTAACTTACGTCTTACAGATAAAATAGGAGTTGATGGTAATATTGTAGATAATACAGTAACAGAACTACCAACAGAATCAGCAGTAAATGCTAAACTAAAAGAATTACAAGACGCATGGGATGCGGCAAACGGAGGATAGATGGCATACGTAGGACAAGGAATTAAAAATGGTACATTTAGTGTACTAGATACAAGTGGAAATACTTATAATGGTTCCAATACAACTTTTGATTTAGGTACACAAGTAGGTTCTCCTGCACAGCTTTTAGTATCTCATGACGGGGTTATTCAAAAACCCGTAACAGATTATACAATAGCTACAGGTGGAACACAGATTACATTTACGACTGCTCCTGCAAGTGGTGCTTCTATATTTATAACAGAAATATCTGGTGCAGTAGGTGCACCAATGAACCGTGATATAAACGGTGATGAATTAATTTTAGACGCTGATGCTGATACAAGCATTACAGCAGATACAGATGACCAGATAGATATACGAATAGCAGGTGCTGATGACTTTACAATTACAGCAAACAAATTTGATGCTTTAGCAGGAAGTAACATTCATGTATCTGGCGATGCAGATGCTGATGATATAACAGGAGATTCCGCTCAAGGAAGATTAACACTTGGTGCAGGACAAGATTTAAATTTATATCATGGTGGAACAAATTCTTACATAGTAAATGATACTGGAGATCTTGTAATAAATACAGGTGCTTCAGATAAAGATATAGTTTTTAGTGGTAATGATGGTGGTTCTGCTATAACAGCTTTGACTATTGATATGTCTGATGCAGGTATATTAAATGTTAAAAGTGGTATAAAATTTCCTGCAACACAAGTAGCAAGTTCAGATGATAATACTTTAGATGATTATGAAGTAGGAACATTTACACCAGTTTTAGGTGGAGCAGGTGGAACAAGTGGTCAAACTTATGGTTTACAAGGTGGAAACTATGTTAAAATAGGCGATAGAGTTTTTATTGATGCTAACACAAGTTTAAGTGATAAAGGAACAATTACTGGAAATTTAAGAGTAACAGGTTTACCATTTACAAGTAAAAGTGGTTCTGCTTACAGAGCATCATGTTCTCATTCTTATATTCATACATGGAGTTTAAGTTCTGGAGAAACTATGATTAATAGTTTAGTCTATGATAATACCGCACATGTATCAATAGGTGAATCAGATGTTACTGGTGCTGAAGCTTGGGTATCATTAACAACATCACAAGTAAATGATGCTAGTGAAATTAACACATCTGTAAACTACAGAGTTGCATAAGGAGGATAAAAATGGCAATAACTAAAACAACTGAAATTGGTAAAATAGAAGTAGTAACTGAATACAAACATCTTCAAGTTAGAATGGACACTGTTTACAAAGAAGATGGTAAAGAAATTTCTCGTACTTTTCATCGTCATGTTGTAACACCAGATATTTCATCAGATAATTTAGCTAAAGAACACACTGAAGTTCAACAAGTAGCTAACAGTGGTATTTGGACACAAGCAGTTAAAGATGCTTGGAAAGCACATTTAGATAGTTTACCAGGTTAATAAATGCTACTAGGTCACGGAGCAATAGGACAATTTGCAGTAGCCGAAGCGCTATCTGGACTTGTCGTTAATGCAGGAACAGTTGATGTTTCTATGGGCCAAGCGGCAACGTTTAGCACAGGATCTGAAAGCGTAACAGGATCTGCAAGTGTATCACAATCTGGAACAGATTTAGTAGGAACATTTAGTTTAGGTACAGAAGTTGCAACAGGTGGAGCGAATGTATCTCCTAGTGGTAGTGCCATTACTGTTAGTTTAGGTGAAGAAACAGCATTTGGAGAAGCATTTCAAGTGTTAATTAGTTTATCTGCTGGATCTCCTAACTTGTTAATTTGGAATGAAGTAGATGATACAGAAGCTGATAGTGTAACATGGACAGAAGTATTTGAGGATTAGATATGGCAGATGACGCAACAATAAGTTTAACAGCAACAATTTTACCAGATGAGATTTCTAAAACAATTAGTGGATCTATGACGGTAACACCAGATGATGCTAACGATAAGTGGTACTATAAATTAACAGCAGTAACAACAACAAGCGCTGATTTAATTGCTGGTCGCTTTATTGATTATACTGCCGTTGACCAAGATACGGATATGACAGCGGTAAGTACAAGTGATAAAGTAAAATTTTTATTTATTAAGAATACTAGCACAGCAGACGGTATTGTGATATGTTTAGATGGTGGGACAGCAGCTAATGATTTAGCTGACGGTATTTTTATTGGACCATCTCAATCATGGTTTGGTAGACTGCCAAATGTGACAGTAGCAAATATTCATGCTATATCATCGGATGTAGCAGACGCAGGCGATGCAACAGCAAATGCTATTGTTGCTGCTTTAATAGATGACGTAGCATAGGAGGAATTATGAAAAAAGTAGATAAAAAGAAAAACCCTGGATTAGCAAAACTACCAAAATCCGTTCGTAATAAAATGGGTTTTATGAAAAAAGGTGGTAAAGTAAAAAAACCTAGAATGGGAAAAAGTAAATAATGGCTTCAACATATTCAAGTGCGTTAAATTTAGAGTTAATAACTACGGGTGAAAAATCAGGAACCTGGGGTTCAATAACAAATAATAATTTACAAAAATTAGAATCAGCAATTAAAGGTTATGTATCTGTAGCTATTGCTAGTACATCAGATTCGTTAACAGCAACTGATGGTTCTACAACAGACGAACAAAGTAACGCTATAATTAAACTAACAGGAACATTAACTGGTAATACAACTATGAGTTGTGAGGCAGTAGAGTCTTGGTACATTGTTGATAATGCAGCAAGCATGAGCACGTATACATTAGGATTTAAACCTTCTGGTGGAACAGCAACAAACCTTGTTTCAGGTTCCAAGCACTTATTATACACAGATGGATCAACAATGTTTGATGTATTGGACGACGCAGGAAATATTACGGCTAACGGAACATTAGATGTAGCTGGAGCTGTAAGTTTTGATGGTGGTGCTTTTGTATTTAATAATACAGGAGCAGATAAAAATTTTACTATTAAATCAGATGATGATGCTGCTAACTTTTTTTCTGATGGAGGCGAAGATCGTATAGGAATTGGAACAGGAACACCGTCAACAAAATTAGATGTTGTTGGAGGATTTAAAGCATCAGGAGCTGTTGATTTAGACGGTGGTGCTTTTACATGGAACCAGACAGGAGCATCTTTAGATTTTAGATGTGAAACAAATAATTTAGATGACGCTTTCTTTATTGATGGCTCGGCTGATAAAGTTGCTTTTGGTTGTCAAGATCCTGCTGATGCAATGGTTGAAATAAATCAATCTAATTCATCAGGAGCGATTGCGTGTTTATCTTTAGACCAAGATGATACTGATCAACCTTTTATTAAATTTGATGGAACAACTGCTTCCGATCAAAGTTCAAGTCTTTCAACAGATACAAGTGTAGGATCATTAACAGGACATATTCGTGTTGATATTAATGGAACAGATTTTTGGATTCCTTACTACGCAACTAATTAGGAGCATGCATGCCGTTAACAAAACTGCAAATAGCACCTGGTATAGATAAACAAAATACTGAGTACGGTGCTGAAGGACGATGGGTAGATTGTGATAATGTTCGCTTTCGATATGGCTTACCAGAAAAAATAGGTGGTTGGGCAAAAGTATCAAGTGATGCATTAATTGGCGCAACACGTGCTATTCTTGCATGGTCAGATCTTAACGGCGTAAAATACGCTATGTATGGCACTAATAAAAAATTATATGTTTATTCAGAAGAAAGTTATGCTGACATAACACCAACACGAGAATCAGGATCTATAACACAATTTGAAACAACTAGTGGTTCACCAACCGTTACAGTAACAGACGCTAGTCACGGTGCTGTAATTGGCGACATGGTAACTATATCTAGTGTTAGTGGAGCTATTGGTGGATTATCACAAGCAAACTTACAAAACGAATTTGAAATATTATCAGTACCAAGTGCAAACACATATACAATTACAGCACCTGCAAATGCATCATCGGATGCAACAGGAGCTACAGCAACAGCTACATATGAAATAAATACATCATCTGCTACATCTATTTTTGGTTATGGATGGGGAGCAAGTACATGGGGTGCTTCTACATGGAACACGAGCCGTGAATCACTTACTGGTGCTGAAGGCGTGTTACTTGACTCAGGAAAATGGGCTCTTGATACATGGGGAGAAGATGCTTTAGCATTACAATTTAATGGTTCTTTATATTATTGGGATACTTCAAGTGGATTATCTAGCAACATAGCCGCTACAACAAGCGTATCAAATGCACCAACTAAATCACGATTTATGTTAGTATCTGGTGAAGACAGACATGTTATTTGTCTTGGCACAGAAACAACAATAGGAACAACATCAACACAAGATAATATGTTTTTGCGTTGGTCAGATCAAGAAGATCAAAATACATGGACACCAACAGCAACTAATACAGCAGGCTCAACAAGATTGACTGATGGAAACTTTATACAAACGGCTGTTAGATCTAGAGGAGCTGTACTAATATGGACAGATTCAGCATTATATTCTATGCAATTTATTGGACCTCCTTTTACATTTGGATTTAAACAAATAGGTTCTAACTGTGGAGCTGTAGGTATTCACGCTGCTATAGATGTAGGAGGTGTTGCATATTGGATGAGTAGTGACTCATTCTTTTTATTTGACGGTTCTGTTCGTAAAATACCATGTAGTGTGCAAGATTATGTTTTTACTGATATACAAGTAAGTGCACAACGTGATGTGTTTGTTGCTGCTAATACAGAATTTAATGAAATAACATGGTTCTATGCGTCAGCAAATTCAACACAAATTGATAGACAAGTTACTTTTAATTATGCAGAACAGTTATGGTATGTAGGAACACTAGCTCGTACAGCGTGGGTAGATAGAGGTGTATACAATAATCCATACGCTACAGAATATAAAGCAACAGATACAACAACACCTGTAACAACAGTGCAAGGTGTAACAGCAGGACGAACATTTATTTATGCACATGAAACAGGTGTTAATAATGATGGTAGTGCTATGGAAGCACATATTGAATCAGGCGATATTGATATAGCCGACGGCGATCAATTTATGTCTGTTAGACGTTTTATTCCTGATTTTAAAAATCAAGCAGGAAATGTAGATGTAACATTAAAAACACGTCCATACCCTTCAGGCACACAAAAAAGTCACGGATCTTTTGCTATAGCAACAAGTTCAACAAAACAAGATACAAGAATACGAGGAAGACAAATAGCAGTTCGTGTTGCAAGTGATGCTGTAGATGATAAATGGAGATACGGAACACTTAGATTAGAAATACAACCAGATGGAATGAGAGGCAGTTAATGGCACAAATTACAATACCACGTTTACCAGACGCACCAGAACAATACGATAGACAACAAATGGCACAATTAGTGCAATCATTAGAACAAATGATTTTTTTATTAAATAATACATATACACCAGAAACTTTACGTAATGAAGATGAACAAGTAAGTTGGTTTTTATCATAAATGGCTAATACATATAAAAATTATAAAGCAAAGTTATCAACTAGTGAATTAACAACTGTTTATACTGTTCCAGCACAAACAACAGCTATTATTAAATCTATTCGTGTGTCTAACGAAGACACAGAAAATGATTGTAATATATCTTTATTTCTTGTTG